AGATGTCAGATAAAACTTCTGCGGCAGAACGGCCCTCAATGGCTGTGCCATCAACTCGCAAGAAATCGTTATCTGCAACGCCGCTGGTAAACTTTGGCACATTGTTGTTTGAAATGCCTGTGTCCAGCGTGGCTGTCGCTGTGATAGCCGTGCCATTCAAGGTCATGGCGTCAGCTTCTAGCGTGCCATCAATGTCGGCATCGCCGCTGATGTCCAGCGACCCAGCGTCTAATTCGCCTGTCAGCGTTACGTTGCGGAAGCTGGCAATGTCTTTGTTGCTGTCAACAATTACAGCCTTTGACGCCGCCACCGTGCCTGCTGTAACACCGTCAATCGCCTCTAGTTCAGCTTCTGTGATGACAGCGCCTGATCCCAACGTGAGGTCGCCACCAACAGTCAAATTGCCTGCAACCGCCGTTGTGCTGTCAGCTACTGTCGCGTTAGGCGTGTGAGTAAGATAGCTGACAAAGCTGCCGCTAATCTTGCTTCCAAGTGTAAGCACGCCGCCATCAGCTATATTGAGCTTGTGCTGATCTGCGTTGTCATCACCCTGGTCAGCCTTCAATACGACGCCTAGCGCTGCACCCTCTACGTTAGCAGCAATCTCTAGGCTGTCGTTGGTCGTTTCATCATATTGAATTGTAATATCTGAGTTTGTGCCAAGCACAATGGTCTTGTTGTCAGGCAAGGTAATGCCTTGAGCAAACGGTATCGCAGCCGTGCAAGTCTGTGTGCCATCTTTGAGTATGCAAGTCGAAAGGCCGGTAGCTATGCCGTCGAACTCAGTGTCGAACTTGCTGGCAAGAATTTTGACGCCATTGTCCCTGTCGGTCGTACAGTCAAACGTGCGCGTAAAAGTGCCGGATGAAAATGGCATCAGACTGGCCCTCCCGGTTGGAAAGTGTAGTGAGCTGAGATAAAGCTGATAGTTTGCGTGCTGGTGGCAACCTTAATCCGCAAGGCCGCAGAGTAACCAACGCGATTCACAGCCTTGCGTCGTTTAGTGATGCCTGCGCCGCTTGTATCAGCATAAAAGAAATCATCGTAAGTTGCCGTGTCCCAGGCAGCCAAATTACTGGCGAAAGTGACTGGCGCAACGTCTATGGTGCTTGCCGGCTTCTGGTCTGTTGCCACCCCAAAGCTGAAAACAACATCAGTGTCGCCCTCTAGCATTGGCTGGACTGAACTAAAGCGTTTAAAGCTGGCACGGTCACCAAAATAGTTGTAGGCCGTGACAATATCACCAACGATATTTTCACCGTTGTCGCTGTCGCCAGTGACTTTGAAGACTTTGCCCGAAGCGCTGCCGAAATAGGTGTCGCCGTTGAACTGGCCCCACACATTTGCCGGCACATTCTCAAAGACACACCAAGCGCGAATGATGGGGTTAAAGACATGCTGGTTGTAGGCGTCCGTCTCACCGGTCGGATAGTTGAAGATCACTTTGTCGCCATCAGGGCTGACAAAAATCTGCCAGCCTGTAGAGGTGCCAGTGGCCTTAACCTGGGCAATTACAGTGCCTCGGATTTTCTCGGATATTGCGGCCGCCTTTGCGCCGACATTATCTTGCCGTATGACAGCGCTCAGCGGTAGATAGCCCTCTTTGGTCATCACAATCACGTCGCCGCCGAGCTTGGCGCAGGCACGCTTTTCATTGACCGGCTCAGCTATGCGGAACGTGCCAATTAGGGCAAAGCTGGATGAGCTGGGATCTGAGCCGCTGTAAACAAGAACCTCACCGCTGCTCATGATTAGCGCCAGCAGATCATCAACGCCCTCACCGCCGTCGATTGTGATCGTCTGGATCATTATAAGATTGCCACCAAAGGTGCCAACTAGGCCGGTGGGAAACTTTGTGAAGTTGCCTTGATGAGTGTCCACAGTCGCAGAATAATAAAAGTTCTGATCTGTGCCGGTGAAGTAGTACAGGCGGTTTTTATAGGCATGTACGCCGGTCAGCGTATTTGCGTTCGCGCTATCAGACAGCGTGATCGACAGATCGCTGGCGCTTGTCCCATTCCAGCTAAAAGGCACGTTCGCCCCTGACGGCACAAAGATGGTAAGGCCGTTGAACTCGACCGATTCTGCTCTGCCGTTGGCAAGGCCGGTCTTTTTGCTGACAGCCGTGCCGCTATCAATCTGGTACAAGACGCCATCGCTGCCGATAGCCAGAAGCTGACGGTTCGCGCCGGCATTGTGTTCAACAAGCGTTTCAACATCGCCTGTGCCGATGCCAGTGCAGAACTGAGTAAAGCCGTCACGCAGTGTCACCTTTTCAACAGACGGAAAAAAGTTGCTCATCACGATGGCGTCAGTCGGCGGCATGGCGTCGATGCTGTCCCGGCTGTTCAGGCCACCCACAGGGGCCGGCACAGATGCCGCTTTGACGCGATACCTAGAGGCTGTTGGCAGTGCCTGGAGCATTAGCTGCTGACCCCATATCCGCTGTCAGGCAGATTGTAAGAATAAGGGCTGACCAAGTACCGCCGCGCATCATCGAGCGTGATGATTGGCGCACCACCAGAACGGCTAATCGCCTGCCGCAACTCTAGCTGGTACTGACGGAAATCCTCATCGTATGCCAGACCATGAGCCTGCTTGAAGCGGTATGTAGCGCCCATTTCAATTAGGGTTTCATCTAGAATCCCGACATCGGTATCAGCGGCAAAAGCAGCCTGCGACGTGCCACCACTGGTCTGATTAAAGTGACTAGACACATACTCAAACCCGATGCTGTCAGCAGCGCTGGGCGTTGGCGTAATGTCAAACTTCAATGCGTTGCTGCTTGCCTTGAGACGGAAGCGGTCAACGATACCAGAGTCCACTGTGCCGTGGCGGTCAGCCTGAAACTGTTGTGGCGTGATCGGGCCAACCATCTGATCAAGGTCGGTACGGTTGTAAGCCGTGCCACTGACAAAACGGTCAAAGTCGGTAGGCAAGTCATAGGATTGCGTGCCGTTGACCGTGTTGAAGGTATGCTCCTTCATCAATATAGGCCAATTGGTGGCCCGCATGAGCTGCTTGCCCTCGCGGTTGATTATGACCAGGAGCTGACGTGCAATCGGATCTGTGTTGCCGACAACGGTGGTCGGGCGCTCAAATCCGGTGTAGTCAGCTACCGTCTGCGCTATCGTCAGCAGGCTCATCAGCTACTTCCTCAACCTTGGGCGCGGCTTTCTTGGCGGCGCGTTTCGGCTTGGCTTGCATCTGCAGCTCAGCAATCTTCTTGAGCTGCACATAAGGCTCACCCATCTGGCGCAGCTTTGGCTCCTCAGCCTCAGCAAGCTCCTCAATGGTTTCAATGTCGGCCAGTTCAAGTTCAATGCGGCGAGGCTCAGTCATGCCAGGCAGTTCACTCAAGCCGCCACCCTTCTTCTTGGGCTTCTTCTTGCCGGCCTTATACGCAGCCCATTGCTCAGGGAAGCGGGCCAAGTCTTCAGGCCGAACCGGCCCTTCCCAAATGTCTCTGACGCCAGGAACAGTGATGCGGCAGAAATCGCGCATATCACCGTTCAGCTCGCGCTCAAAAAAAATACCTTTCGCGGCCATTTAGTCCTCCAAATGTAGGGGCGAGAGGGCGGCCGTAGCCGCCCACTCTAGGGAGATTTACATTGGGAAATCGCAGATGACTTCCTTGTCGCTGATGTCACCAGCAATTGCACAGATGTTGTCTGTGACTGCTGCCGCTACATCGAGCGTGCCGTCCGACGATCCAGTCGGGGTCAGCGGGTCGCCGTCTGCGCCTGCAGTGAGGGCAGTGTTAAGCGTTGCCGGCCCTTTGATCTGAACCCAGCAATACTGACCATCTGTCGGTGCGGACTGCAGAACACCAGCGCCGATCTCTACGGAATCCGAGAGGTCGGAAGTCACCTGGTTGTTCTTGTAGCCATCAAGCGTGTAGTAGTACGCCACGTTGCCGGATACGGCTGCAACCGAACCAGCGCCAGTGTCATACTGCACATACTTGAAGATCCGCGTACCGTTGGTGTCGTCGATGATGGCACCAAGCTGACCTAGCTGAAACTCAGGCGTGTCAGCGACTGCGGTGGGGTCAATCCCCATTACTGAAGCAATAGCCATTACCAGTCTCCTCTAGGTATGGATGACGCCTTGCAGCGCACGGTTGGAGCAAGTGATGTTACCGCTCCAGAACATTGGCGTTAC